TTATAACAGGTTTTTCAGTTGATATAGCGTTTCGATAGCTTGGCGCGGCGTCATGTCGTCCAGGTCCAGCTTGCCCAGCTTCTCGATGGCTGGATGCGGCAGGCTGGCGAACAGGTCGCTTTGGTGCGGCACGTGAGGCGCGTTCTTGCTGGCGCTGTCGTTGCGGACGACGGGCGCCTCGTGGGGCAGGCTGGCGGTTTCCAGCCGGCCCAGGTGTTCGCGGGCACGCTGGATCACCACCGCGGGTACCCCCGCCAGTTGCGCCACCGCCAGGCCGTAGCTCTGGCTGGCTGGCCCTGGCAGCACATGGTGGAGGAACACGATGCGTTCGTTGTGCTCGGTGGCGTTCAGGTGCACGTTGGCCACCAGCGGCTCACTTTCGGGCAGCACGGTCAGCTCGAAGTAGTGGGTGGCGAACAGCGTGTAGGCGCGCAGCTGGGCCAGGCGCTCGGCGGCGGCCCAGGCCAGCGACAGGCCGTCGAAGGTACTGGTGCCGCGGCCCACTTCGTCCATCAGCACCAGGCTGCGGTCGGTGGCGTTGTGCAGGATATTGGCGGTTTCGCTCATCTCGACCATGAAGGTCGAGCGCCCGCCGGCCAGGTCATCGCTGGAGCCGATACGGGTGAAAATGCGGTCGACCGGCGACAGCTCGCAGCGCGCGGCAGGCACGTAGCTGCCGATATGCGCCATCAGCACGATCAGGGCGGTTTGGCGCATGTAGGTGGATTTACCGCCCATGTTCGGGCCGGTGATGATCAGCATCCGGGTGCTGTCGTCCAGGCCCAGGTCGTTGGCCACGAACGGCGTGGTCAGGACCTGCTCGACCACCGGATGGCGGCCCTGCTCGATACGCATGCAGGGTTCGTCGACGAAGCTTGGGCAGTTCAGGTCCAGGTTCAGCGCGCGTTCGGCCAGGTTGCTCAGCACGTCCAGCTCGGCCAGGGCCGCGGCGCTATCCTGAAGCGGCGCCAGGTGGCCGATGAGGGTCTCGAGCAGCGCCTCGTAGAGCATCTTCTCGCGGCTCAGCGCGCGGCTCTTGGCCGACAGCGCCTTGTCCTCGAAGGCCTTGAGCTCGGGGGTGATGAAGCGCTCGGCGCCCTTGAGCGTCTGCCGGCGGATGTAGTCGGCCGGTGCCTGCTCGGCTTGCTTGGTGGGCAGCTCGATGAAGTAGCCGTGCACGCGGTTGTAGCCGACCTTGAGGTTGGCCAGGCCGGTGCGGGCTTTTTCGCGGGCTTCCAGGTCAATCAGGAACTGCCCGGCGTTCTCGCTCATGGCCAGTAGCTCGTCCAGCTCGCTGTCGTAGCCGGTCTTGAGCACGCCGCCGTCGCGGATCACCGCTGGCGGGTTGTCGATGATCGCCCGCTCGAGCAGGCCGGCCAGCTCCGGGTAGGTGCCGGTAATGGCGGCCAGGCGCGCCAGGTGCGGGGCTTCCAGCTCGGCCATGGCGTTCTGCAGCTCGGGCAGGGCGCCCAGGGCGTCGCGCAGGCGTGCCAGGTCGCGCGGACGGGCGTTGCGCAGGCCAATGCGCGCCAGGATCCGCTCGATATCGCCGATTTCCTTGAGCTGGGGCTGCAGCTTCTCGAAGCGGTAGCCGTCCAGCAGGCAGCGGATCGAGTCCTGGCGTGCCTTGAGCACCTTGAGGTCGCGCAGTGGGCGGTTCAACCAGCGGGTCAGCAGGCGGCTGGCCATGGCGGTCTGGCAGCGGTCGATCACCGATTGCAGGGTGTTGTCGCGACCACCGGCCAGGTTGATGTCCAACTCCAGGTTGCGGCGGCTGGCGGCATCGAGGATGACCGTGTCGTCCATGCGCTCGTGACGCAGGCTGCGCAGATGGGGCAGGGCGGTCCGCTGGGTTTCCTTGGCGTAGGTCAGCAGGCAGCCGGCCGCGCCGATGGCCAGGGTCAGCTTGTCGCAGCCGAAGCCCTTGAGGTCCTGGGTGGCGAATTGCTGGCAGAGGCTCTTGCGCGCCGAATCACGATCGAAATCCCAGGGCGCGCGACGCCGGGCGCCGGCGCGCTTCTCCGCGGGCAGCCCCTGCGGCCAGTCGTCGGGGATCAGCAGTTCCACCGGGTTGATGCGCTCGAGCTCGGCCAGCAGGTTCTCCCAACCCTTGATCTCCTGCACGGTGAAGTTGCCGCTGGTGATGTCCAGCACGGCCAAGCCGAACAGGCGCTCGTCACCGAGCAGGGCGGCGATCAGGTTGTCGCGGCGTTCATCGAGCAACGCCTCGTCGCTGACCGTGCCCGGGGTGATGATACGCACCACCTGGCGCTCCACCGGGCCCTTGCTGGTGGCCGGGTCGCCGATCTGTTCGCAGATCACCACCGATTCGCCGAGCTTGACCAGCTTGGCCAGGTAACCCTCCAGCGAATGGAATGGAATCCCGCACATGGGGATCGACTGGCCCGCCGACTGCCCACGGGCGGTCAGGGTGATATCCAGCAGTTTCGCGGCCTTCTTCGCATCTTCGTAGAAGATCTCGTAGAAGTCGCCCATGCGGTAGAACATCAGCTGGTCCGGGTGCTGGTTCTTCAGCTTCCAGTACTGCTGCATCATCGGGGTGTGTGCGGAGAGATCAGACATTCAGGGCCTTACAGCGGGTGATCTGGTGGCGAAATTCGAAACCGCTCATGGTACAGGCTTTTTCCCCCCGACGCAGGTCGAATGGGCAGGGCAAATCCACGCAGGTATTTGGCGGCAGAGCGGCGGCGTGCTGGCCTGCAACCAGCCAGGTCGTTCACGCGGGGACCATGCAAGGCATTGCATTTAGTCTGTCGGGGTTGCATTATGCACGCTATGCAAAAACGCAACGTAGCCTCCGTACTCAGAGCACTGCTCGACCGCCACGGCCTGTCCCCGACAGAGCTGCACCGGCGCACGGGCGTCCCCCAATCCACCCTGTCGCGCATCCTCAGCGAGAAGATCGTCGACCCTTCCGACAAGCATGTGTCGAAGATCGCCGAGTATTTCGGCGTGAGCACCGACCAGCTGCGCGGGCGTGCCGAGCTTGGCGAGTCGCGTGAAGCGGCTGCCGCCAACCAGGGCCACGCCGCGCTGAGCGATATCAGTTTGTGGGACGATGAAACACCCGTCGAGGACGACGAGGTGTCCGTTCCTTTTCTCCGTGAGGTCGAGTTGGCAGCAGGATCAGGAAGATTCGTCATCGAAGAAAGCGAAAACGCGCGCCTGCGGTTTGGCAAGCGCAGCCTGCGCCACAACGGGGTGCAGTTCGACCACGCCAAGTGCGTGACGGTGCGTGGCAACAGCATGCTGCCGGTATTGCGCGATGGCGCCACGGTTGGCGTCAACACCGGCAAATGCACAATCGGTGACATCATCGATGGCGACCTCTATGCCATCAATCACAATGGCCAACTGCGGGTGAAACAGGTGTATCGCCTGCCTACCGGTATCCGTCTGCGCAGCTTCAATCGTGACGAGCACCCCGACGAGGACTACAGCTTCCAGCAGATGCAGGAAGAGCAAATCAGCCTGTTGGGCCACGTCTTCTGGTGGGGCATGTACGCCCGCTGACCTTCCCTCGAACCCGAGAAACCCGCCCAGGCGGGTTTTTTTTCGGCCTCAGAAAAGCCCTACAACCCACATCCGAAAAGGCCCTCATGCATTTCGGCAAACGCCTGCGCATAAATATTTCCATCAATGCATTGACTGCATATGCATGAATGCATACTCTGTGCCTCAAGCCGGTCAGCAACCGGTTGTTACACAGGCAGCGATGAACAGGCCTCGACTGTTCAGAGGGTTGGCAACTGGCCCGGGTGTGCAGCGTAAAGCACCACGATCAGTTATCCGGCGGGCAGGCGGCCGCGGTCGGAGTCACCAATTTGCAGCGCAACCGCACGGCGTCACCAGTCGTGGCCGGCGGTACCCACGCGCATTACTGAAAAGCCTGCGCGGCGGGCTTTTTGGAATGCCGAAATCCCCCAAGACAGGCCTGCTGGCATTTCGCCGGGCGGGCATCACACAGGAGACACGACAGTGACGAACGAGCAACAGACGTTGCTGGAGATGCCGCTTTGGCTGGTGATTGTCCTGGCTTTGCTGGGCGGTCTGAGCGGCGAGATGTGGCGGGCCGACAAGGCCGGCGCCCGTGGCTGGTCGCTGCTCAGGCGGTTGGCGTTGCGTTCGGGGGCCTGCATGGTCTGCGGCGTCTCCACGGTCATGCTGCTGTACGCCAGCGGCATGTCGATCTGGAGCGCCAGCGCCTTTGGCTGCCTTACCGCCATGGCCGGCGCCGATGTCGCCATCGGCCTCTACGAGCGCTGGGCGGCGCGGCGCCTGGGCCTGGGCGAGGCATGCGCGCCGACGCCCCAGGATGAAGAGTCAACGCGCTAACAAGGAAGAGAAGCGGATGTTCAACGAATTCCGTTGCGGTAAATGCAACCGCCTGCTGGCCCGCACTGGCGGGCCGGCGCTGCTGCAAATCAAGTGTCCGCGCTGCGCGACCCTCAACCACATGAAGGCCACGAGCCTCGATGGCCCGCCTGCGAGCGACCAAGACGCGGCCCAGAGCCCGCACACCCTTCAATCGATTCAATAAGGAGACGGACCATGGCCGGTCGTTCGCGTATTCCCTTCAACGGTGTCGGTACTTCGGTGCTGCCCGCCTACCAGACACTCCGCGCAGGCCAATACCTGCTTTCTCCCAACCAGCGCTTCAAGCTGCTACTACAGGGGGATGGCAACCTGGTGATCCAGGACAACGGTGCCACCGTGTGGGTGGCCAATGACAAGCAGCCGTTCAGCTCGACCATTCCCCTGCGCAACAAGAAAGCGCCGCTGGCTTTCTACGTGCAATACGGCGCGTTCCTGGATGATTACTCGCGGCGCCGCGTGTGGCTGACCAACAACACCACCTTCACCAGTAACGACCAATGGAACCGCACCCACCTGGTGCTGCAGGACGACGGCAATATCGTGCTGGTCGATTCGCTGCCGTTGTGGAACGGCACCGGCGCGATCCCGCTGGTGCCGGGCGCGGTGGACTCGCTGCTGCTGGCCGCCGGTACCGAGCTGGCCCAGGGCGTGGTGTATGCCGCAGGCGCCAGCAAGCTGGCCTTCCAGGGCGACGGCAATGTCGTGGCCTATGGTCCGAACGGCGCCGCGACCTGGAACAGTGGCACCCAGGGCAAGGGCGCGATTCGCGCGGTGTTCCAGGGTGACGGCAACCTGGTGGTGTACGGCGCGGGCAACACGGTGCTGTGGCAGTCGGGTAGCGCAGGGCATCCCACTGCGGTGTTGCGTCTGCAGGCCAATGGCAGCCTCGCCATCCTCGAGGAAAAACCGGTGTGGGCCCGCTTCGGTTTCCAGCCGACCTACCGCCACATCCGCAAGATCAACCCGGACCAGAAGCCGATTGATATCTGGACCTGGCACTTCTGAGCCGCCTGCCGGGCCCTGGGTGGCCCGGCCTTGACCCCAACGACTGTTGAAGGAGCATCCTCATGAGCGAACTGGCCCAGTTGCAGGCGGCCGTCACCTCCACCTTGAAGACGGCGCTGCCAGCGCTGGCCACGGTCATTGCCGAGGGTGACGACAGTGGCCAGCCAGCCTTGCCGGCCCTGGTGCATGGCGTGCTGCGCATGCGTGGCGACGAGGCGCTGCGGGACGGGCGCTCACTCATGGTCGCGACCCTGCAGGCGCGCATCACGGCCCAGGGCACTGCCGCCCAGGCGCGGATGCACGCTGGCGAACTGGCGGCGCAAGTGATCGACCTGCTGCGCCACCAAGGGTGGGGGCTGGATTGCGTCGAAGGCGCCCGCAACATCCTCGCCGAAGCCGACGGTGCATCCTGGTGGGTGCAATGGGAGCAGCCGGTACTGCTGGGGCCAAGCCAATGGCACTGGCCGGACCAGCCACCGGGCAGCCTGATGCTTGGCTTTGCCCCGGATACCGGCCTTGGCAACCAGGACCATTACCGTGCACCGGAGGACCTGGCATGAGCTATGCCAGCGCCATGCACGACCGCATGCTGGCCTGCCTGGTGATTCCCTGCCGGGTGGTGGCCGTGGACCTGGTCGCCGCTCGCGTGCGGGTCGCCGACGGTGGCGGCTGGACCAGCGCCTGGTTGCGCTGGCATGCCCTGGCCGCCGGTAAGGCGCGCCACTGGCGAGCCCCGAGCCTGGACGAGCAGGGCGTGCTGGTCAGCCCCAGTGGCGAGCCGGCCCAGGGCACCTTCGTGCCGGGCCTGTACGGCAATGCTGGGCCCGCGCCGGACAACCGCGAGCATGTGGAGGTCTGGCGTTTCGAAGACGGCGGCTCGTTGGTCTACGACTGGCAAGCCAAGCGCTACGACATCCAACTGCCCAGCGGTAGCGCGACGGTCAAGGTCGGTGGCAGCACCCTGGTGGTCAGCGACAACGCCATCACCCTGGACGCCGCGTCGATCACCCTTACTGGCCAGGTAGCCATCAACGGCCCATTGACGGTCAGTGGCGACATCAACGGCGGTGGCCGGATCATCGATACCGCCGGCAACACCGCCAATCACAAGCACTGATACAAGCCAACGGCAACGACATCGGCCTCGAGCCGAATCCTGATCGCCTTCGAGCGGCTTTGTCGCACGCGCCTGCGTGCGTTCATTTCGTTCTGAGGGACATGCCATGCAATTGATTGCCAAACCCGTGCGCAGCACTGACGAGAATATCTGTGGAGCTGCGTTTTCCTACACCGGTACGCCTTCGGGCGTACAGGTTGAACAAGCGAGTCAACAACTGACGTTCGCTGCCTTCGAGGGGGCGGATTATCCGAGCAGCATCAGCGGCGTATTCGCGCTGGGGCCACGGGTTGCGAGCGCGATGATTCAAATCGACGCTCGTGTGTCTGTCAGCTTCAATGCCTATGCGTTAGCCGGCTCCAGCGGGGTCGATAGCGATAATGCGCAGGTCTCGATGGTGATGCTTGCAGGTGCCCAGCCGATTTTCACCAAAAGCTATTTCCTGCGTGAGCAGGACGCCTCGGGTGCCTTGATCGATACCCGTGAGAGTGGACGCTACAGCGTGGCGGGGTTCGCCATTACGATGCCAACCCGGATGGGCGCCACCTACAGCGCAACGCTCAGCAAGCCTGGCACGCAGGGCCAGCATATCGACCTGTCGCTGAACGTACCGATTACCGGTGCTGGCTCGGCCAAGGCCATGGCGCGGATCGATTTCCCGTTGGAGGACAAGGCGGCGGGCTTCACCACGGGTGAGTTGCAGGCTCTGTTGCCTGAGCTCAAGCAGCATGAGGGCGAGAAGGACTTCATGTACGTGGACTCCCAAGGGCATGTGACCACGGGCGTCGGCTTCCTTTTGCCGAACGAGGACGCCGCCGTCGCTTATCCGTTCGTCGACCTGGACGATGTACCGGCGACCGAGCAGCAGAAGCGCGAAGAGTGGCGACTTATCGCGTCAAAATATGACCCTGCCCACAAACACGGTGCCGACTGGTATGAGGATTACACCAACCTCTATCTGCAGCCCGAATTCATCGACCAGAAGCTTCGCGAGCTGGTGGACGCAGATTTCCACGGCCTGAGCCAGGACTTCCCAGGGTTCGCCGGTTTCCCTTCGGCGGCGCGAATGGCGCTGCAGGACATGCGTTTCAATCTGGGCGCAAGTGGGCTGGTTAACAAGTTCCCGCGCCTGATGGCCGCGATCGAGCGTCGCGACTGGCGCGCGGCCGCCGCCGAATCCCATCGCAGCAGCATCAGCGAACTGCGCAACAACTACGTGCGCGACCTCTTTCTCCGCGCGGCCGAATCGCAATAGCAGGGTCATCGGGTTCAGGCCGTCATGGCGCCGTCGTCTGCAACCTCAGGCCGCGACGGCTCAATCTCATCAAGGAAAACACTATGCCGACCTCTCCTCGGGAGCTCTGCGTGTCTGGCGGTGCCCCATGATTGGCATGGACCGCCGCACAGGCCTGCCCTTGTCGGGCGTGGCCCATCTACGTCAATCCATCGAAGACATCCTCACCACCCCGCTGGGCAGCCGGCGCATGCGCCCGGAGTACGGCAGCCAGTTGCGCCGCTACGTCGACCTGCCGGTCAACGAAGGCTGGAAGAGCGCGGTGCAGGCCGAAGTGGCCCGTGCCCTCGGGCGCTGGGAACCGCGCCTGCAACTGGAGCGGGTCAAGGTGCTGGCCGTGCTCGACGGCCAGGTCAGCCTGGCCCTGAGTGGCCGCTACCTGGGCGACGACGCCCTGGTGGAGGTGACCGTATGAGCCAGGTCGATCTGTCGAAACTGCCCGCCCCGCAACTGCTCGAAGACCTCGATTTCGAGGTGCTGTACCAGGAGGACCTGGCCAGCTTCCGCGCCCAGCTGGGCGAAGGCTGGAGCGCCAACCTGGAAAGCGACCCGGTCACCAAGCTGCTCGAGGTCGGTGCCTACCGCAAGCTGCTCAACCGGGCGCGCATCAACGACGCGGCCAAGGCGTTGCTGTTGGCCTACGCCCAAGGCAGCGACCTCGATCAACTGGCGGCCAACGTCAGCCTGCAACGCCTGGTGATCCAGGCGCAGGACCCGACCACGCTGCCGCCCACCGCGGCGATCCTCGAGTCGGACGATGCGCTGCGCGAGCGCGTGCAACTGGTCTACGAAGGCCTGACCACCGCCGGCCCGCGCAACAGCTACATCCTCCACGCCCGCAACGCCTCGGGGCGTGTCGCCGACGCGACGGCCGAAAGCCCTTCGCCGGCGGTAGTGGACGTCACTGTCCTGAGCCTGGACAACGACGGCGTGGCCAGCCCGGAACTGCTGGCGCAGGTGAAGGACTACCTCAACGATGACGATATTCGCCCGGTCGCCGACCGGGTCAATGTGCGCAGCGCCGAGGTGTTGCCGTACCGCGTCGAGGCGGTGCTGTACATGGCCGACAACGGCCCGGAGTACGAGACGGTGCTCAGCGAATGCCGGCGTCGTCTGCAGGCCTGGGTCAACCCGCGCCGACGCCTGGGTGTCGAGGTCGCTCGTTCGGGCATCGACGCGCAACTGCATATCGATGGCGTCGGCCGGGTCGAACTGCTCGGCTGGCAGGACATTCGCCCGAGCAAGGCCCAGGCCGCCTGGTGCACCGGCATCGACCTGCAGCGGGGTGAGTGACATGCACAGCCTGTTGCCGCTCAACCGCACGCCGCTGGAGCGGGCCATCGAAGTGGCCGCCGACGAGGACCTCAAGGTCGCCCTGCGCACCCTCTACAACCCTGAAACCTGCCCGGCGCACCTGCTCTACCAGTTGGCCTGGGCCTGGTCGGTGGATCGCTGGGACGACAGTTGGAGCGAGGCGATCAAGCGCTCGGTGATCCGCTCGGCGTTCTTCGTCCATGCCCACAAAGGCACCCTCGGCGCCTTGCGCCGGGTGGTCGAGCCGTTCGGCTACCTGATCGAGGTGCAGGAATGGTGGCAGGCCGAGCCTGCCGGGGTGCCGGGGACCTTTGCCTTGAAGGTAGGGGTGGTGGACAGCGGCATTGACGAGCAGACCTACCAGGAGCTGACCCGTCTGATCGAGGATGCCAAGCCAATCAGCCGGCATCTGGTCGGGCTCGATATCAGCCTTGAAAGCCATATCCCCGCCTATCAGGCCATCGCGCTCTACGACGGTGAACTGCTGGAGGTACATCCCTGGCAGGCCTCGGACATCGACGTGCACCTGGCTGCTTACAACCTGGTGAACGATCACACCACGGACATACTGGATATTTACCTAAATGGCTAACTTAACCACCCAATTCGGTGGGTTCCTGACCAATGTGGGCATTGCCCAGCAGGCCAACACGGCTGTGCTGGGGCTGCCTTGGAACATCACCCACATGCTTATCGGTGATGCCGGTGGCGAGCCTTCGCAAACGCCGGATCCCACCCCCAAACCCACCCAGACCGCGTTGCTGCGCCAGGTTTATCGAGCGCAATTGAACGCGCTCTATCAATCACCCGCCGATCCCGGCGTGCTGGTCGCCGAGCTGGTGCTGCCGCCGGAAACCGGTGGCTGGTGGATTCGCGAACTGGCGCTGGAGGATGCCAACGGCAACTTCATCGCCGTGGCCAAGCCTGCGCCCAGCTACAAGCCTCTGTTGGCGCAGGGGTCCGGACGTACCCAGACCATCCGCATGCATGTGGTGTTCGGCAATCTCGCCAACGTCACGCTGAAGGTCGACCCCAGCATTGTGCTGGCCACCCGCGACTACGTCGACAAGGCCCGCGAGGCCGCCGAGCTGTACGCTCGCAACCAGATCAAGGCGCATGTCGAGGAGCCGGACCCGCACCCGCAGTACCTGCGCCGCGCGGACGTGGCCAAGGACGCCGGGCCGCTGGCCTGGCTCGGCGCGGCCGGTGGTACCGCTGATGCCTTGGTGCTGTCGCTCAAGAGCAACGAGGCGGCGCTCGGGGCCTACGCGGCCGGACAGCGCTTTCAGTTCCAGGCGACCGCCACCAACACTGGCGCCGCCACTGCGAAAATTGGCGGTTTGGCGGCCGTGGCCGTGAAGAAAACCGGTGCCGCCGGCCTGGTCGACCTGGTGGGCGGCGATATCCGCGCCGGGGCGCTGTATGACCTTAACTACGACGGCGCCTATTTCCAGTTGGGTGGCGGCGTCGGCGCCGGTAAAGCCTTCGAGCGGTTCTCGTTCGAAGCCTCGGCCGGGCAGCTGGTGTTCAACGTGCCGCATGTAGTGGGTAGCACGCTCGTTATGCGTAACGGCCGGGAAGTCACCGGCTATCTGTCGGACGGCCAGAAAATCACGCTCAAGGCACCTTGTAACCTGGGGGAGTCGGTCGAGGTATTGGCATTCAGCTCGTTCTCTACGGCCAACACCTACACCAAAGCCGAAGTCCAGGCGCTGCTGACTACCGCCTCGGCACTACCGGTGGGCAGCATGTTGCCGTTTCCCAAGGGCACGGTGCCGCATGGGTTTCTGGAGGTTGACGGCAGCGTGCAGACCGCAGCGGTTTACCCTGACTTGGCTGCTTACCTGGCCGGTTCGTTCAATAAGGGGGATGAGCCGGCGGGCTACTTCCGGTTGCCGGAATCACGGGGCGAGTTTCTGCGTGGTTGGGATCATGGCCGGGGTGTTGACGATGGGCGGGTTATCGGCAGCTGGCAGGCTGACGAACTCAAGTCGCACGCTCACTTGTTAGGTGTTCCAGTATCAGCCTCTATTGCTTCCGGTGCCAACGTTGTCGGCACTGCCGCACAAAACACCTTGCCCTCGACCTTGACTGGGGGGGGCGAGACACGCCCGCGCAACTTAGCGGTGATGTGGTGCATCAAGGCCTGGAATGCACCGGTCAATCAGGGGAGCATCGACATCGCCGCATTGGCTGCACAAGTTCAAGAAATCTCGGATAAAGGCACCATTGTTGGAAGCACTCGCAATGGGAAAGTTTTTATCGGCGTGCCATCTTTATCGGCTACGTATGTAGCAGACGAGTTGGTTTTGGTTAGTGCGCTGGGCGGAAAGTCATATCGAGTATCGAACTTCAATAAATCCCTAAATCTTGCAATGGTGGGTGTGGGAGGCATGGATGCCGGTGCTGCTCCAGCTAATGGTTTTGTGGCGATTTACGCAATTTATAACCCGACAACCGCTGCGTCTGCACTCCTGGGTGTAAATGCTACATCGGCAAGGGCCCCGGAAGTATACGGCGGGGTCAACATGCCGGTTGGCTATACGGCATCTTGCTTGCTGACCGTGGTCCCCATCGTATCTTCAAAATTTAGCCCTTGCGCGGTGCGTGGGAGAGAAGTGCATGTAGGTAGTTTCTACGTCTACATAACAAACACTATCGTGACGAACATTCTCGTATCTGCCGCCACGTTGGTCCCATTCAACGCAGTCTCGATGCTCGGCACCATGGAGGCGACATGTACAGCGGCAGCGCAGCTAGCGATATTGCTTACGGATGGGTACTTGCCAGGCTTGGCCGGGTTGAAAATTATGACTGCGGGGGTCGTTGCGGCAGGCACCGTTACTTGCCCTTTTGGAGGCCTACTGCTGACCGATAGCAGAGAGTTTGCAATATCAACTTCTTTCTCGGGTACTGGCGGAACTCCAACGTACAAGATCGCAGTATCGGGGTATGTGATATGAAGTATCTTCAAGTTGTCGATGGCGTGATTATTTCGGCGTTCGCTGGCCCTCAAGACCCAGAGCGCTTTCCGGGCCTCGTTGAGGTGGAAGACGATGATCCGCGTTACTTGGGCCTCATTGCTTCAGTTACACCGGAAAAGCTCGTGCTGGAGCCAAGCGCCTTAGAGCGCCAGTGGCGCGATGCCCAGTTGCTCGAATTGGTCTGGCTGCGTGATCGTCACCGCGATCAGCTGGAGATTGGCGCCACCACCACGCTGACCGCTGAGCAGTTCGCAGAGTTGCTGGTATTCATGCAGGCGCTGCGCGACTGGCCCCAGTCCGAGGCGTTTCCTGACGAGTCAGCGCGGCCGGTGCCTCCGGTTTTCCTTGAACAATTAGGGGGTGATCAATGAGTCGCGCCGATGATCTGGCCGCGATTGAGCGCGGCTTGTTGGCGGTGCGGGGCCTGAACAACGCCCCGATCACTGCCAACAAAGTGTTGACCGAGCAGGATACCGGCGTGGTACTGGTCGATGCTTCGGCCGGCGCGGTGCTGATCGTGCTGCCGGCGGCGAACAAGCCGATGGATATCCGTGTGCAGCGGGTCGACAACAGCGGCAATAGCCTGACCGTGCGGGCAGCTGGCGGCGAGTCGGTCAAGTTTCATACCCATTTGCGCCCGGCCGGCTATGGCCACTTTGTGCTGATGGGCGCCGGTGACTTTTGGCATTTACGCAGTGATGGCGCTGGGAGCTGGCTGCTGCTCGCCCGGTTCGATAACACGCCGCTGGGACGCATCGCCTTTGAAACCACGACAGCCACCAACCCAGGCGGCTGGGGACGGCCTGACGCGCGGTTGCTGGGGCGTGGCGACTGGCCCTGGTTATGGGACCACGCTCAGCAGTCCGGAATGCTGGTAAATGATGCTCAGAGGGCCGGGATGGAAGGTGGATGGACCCGTGGTGACGGGACCAGCACTTTCCGTATTCCAGAGCTGCGCGGTGAGTTCATGCGCTCGCTTGACGAGGGACGCGCAGTGGATCCGACACGAACGCCTGGTTCATACCAGTCCGCTTCGCTGGTACATGGGGAGATCGTAGATGCAGTTTCGTCATTCCGGCGAATGCAAAATATGAAACCCAAGTTCTTCGATGTCGCTGACACAAACGAAACCGTGGCTGTGTCGACGACGACGGCGTCCGTCACTACACAAACAATTGCGGCGAACAGTATCTACTTTGGTGCTGTAAGACCTCGCAACATAGCCTATCCAAGCCGTATCAAACTGATCTGAATCGGCTTCGCATGAATCAATAGACACCTACCTACACAGGGCTGCTCTCTACCTGAGTCAAGCCCGTCCAGGCCCCGCACCCGCGGGGCCTTTTCATACCTGAACCTGGAGCAAACCTACATGAGTGGATTCTTCCACGGCGTCACCGTGACCAACGTCGACACCGGCGCGCGCAGCATCGCGCTGCCGTCGTCCTCGATCATCGGCCTGGTCGACACCTTCACCGAAGGCCCGGGCGCCAGCGCCAAGGCCAACGACCTGGTGCTGATCACCAGCGAGCGCGAAGCGGTCGCGGCGTTCGGCCAGGACGCGGCGATCACCAAGGCCTGCCGCGCCATCTACAGCCGTGCCAAGGCGGTCATCGTCGCCTGCGGCGTGGCCAAGCTCGAAGACGCCGCCGAGCAGACCTCGGCGATCATCGGCAATGTGCTGGCCGACGGCAAGCGCACCGGCCTGCAGGCGCTGCTCGACGGCAAGAGCCGTTTCAACGCCCAGCCACGCCTGCTGGTCACCCCCAAGCACAGCGCCACCCAAGCCGTCGGCAGCGCCCTGGTGGCCCTGGCCGACAAGCTGCGCGCCATCGCCATCATCGATGGCCCCAACAGCACCGATGAAGCGGCCATCGCCTACGCCAAGAACTTCGGCGCCAAGCGCGCGTTCCTGGTCGATCCGGGCGTGCGCTACTGGGACAACGCCGAACAGGCCACCGTCGATGCGCCAGGCTCGGCCTGGGTCGCCGGCCTGTTCGCCTTCACCGACCGCGAGTACGGCTTCTGGGCCTCGCCGTCGAACAAGGAGTTCGTCGGCATCACCGGCACCAGCCGCGCGGTGGAGTTCCTCGATGGCGACGACACTTGCCGCGCCAACCTGCTGAACAACGCCAACATCGCCACCATCATCCGTGACGACGGCTTCCGCCTGTGGGGTAACCGCACCCTGTCGAGCGACCCGAAATGGGCCTTCGTCACCCGCGTGCGGACCATGGACATCGTCATGGACGCGATTCTCTACGGCCACAAGTGGGCGGTCGACCGTTCCATCACCGCCACCTACGTCAAGGACGTCACCGAAGGCTTGCAGGCCTTCATGCGCGACCTGAAGAACCAGGGCGCGATCATCAACTTCGAGGTGTTCGCCGACCCGGAGCTGAATACCGCCAGCCAACTGGAGCAGGGCAAGGTGTACTGGAACATCCGTTTCACCGATGTGCCGCCTGCCGAAAACCCCAATTTCCGCGTCGAAGTCACCAACCAGTGGCTGACCGAAGTCCTCGATTCCGCCGCTTAAGGAGCGCACCTACATGGCAATGATTCCCGAAACCCTGGCCAACCTGAACCTGTTCGTCGATGGCGTCAGCTTCCAGGGCGATGTGCCCAGCCTGACCCTGCCCAAGCTCACCCTGAAGACCGAGGAGTACCGCCCCGGCGGCATGGACATGCCGGTCGAACTGGACCAGGGCATGGAAAAACAGGAGGCCGCCTTCACCACCACCGGCGTGCGCCGCGAGTCGCTGAAATTCTTCGGCCTGGCCGACGGCACTGGCTTCAACGGCACCTTCCGCGGCGCCTTCAAGGGCCTCAAGGGCAAGATCAACCCGGTTATCGTCACCCTGCGCGGCGCGCTGAAGGAAGTCGACATGGGCGACTGGAAGTCCGGCGACAAGGCCGAGATCAAGCACAGCGTCGCCGTCACCTACTACAAGCTCGAGGTCGATGGCCGCCTGGTCTACGAAATCGATGCCCTGGGCATGAAGCGGGTGATCGACGGTGTCGACCAACTGGCCAGCCAGCGCGCGGCACTGGGTCTTTAAGGAGAACGAACAATGGCTCAAGTGAAAAAACAGCCGCAATGGCTGGCGGTCGATGCCGAGCGAGTCACTGTGCGCTTGTCGCGCCCCAGCGAGGCCAACGGCGTGCAGGTCGATAGCCTGTCGTTGCGCGCGCCGACCGTGCGCGACATCCGCCAGGCCCAGGCCGGTGGCGCCGGCGACGATGAGCAGCGCGAACTGAACCTGTTCGCCTCGCTGGCCGAGGTGGGCGTCAAGGACCTCGAAGGCCTGGCCCTGAAGGACTACAGCCGCCTGCAGGCTGGCTATTTTCGCCTGGTGCAGGACGACGAACTTTGATCCTGCCCGGCAGCAGGCCGCCGCCCGGCGGCTGGCCAGGGAGCTGAACTTTTCCGCCAGCGAACTCATGAGCATGTCGTTCAGCGACATGCTCTGGTGGCTGGCGGAATGACAAGGAGGAACGCATGGCGAACACACAGGTGTTCACCCTCGGGCTCGGCATCAGTGCCGACCAGCCGCTGGGCGCCGCGTTCGATACGCTCCGCCAGCGCATCGGGCGCCTGCGCAAGGAAGCGGACGGCACTCGCCTGGGGCGGCTCATCGGTGAGGTGATCCGCCTGGGCCTGGAGCTGGACAAGGCGGGGCAGGCCGGCAGGAGGCTGGCTGACGAGCAGGCAGGGGGGCACGAGGCGCAGGTCGAGCGCTTGCGCGGCGAAGGCGCGCGTGTCGCTCGGTTGCAGCAGGCTTATGTGCAGCTGGGCCGGGCAATCGCCGGCTTGCCGCGGCTCAGGCCCGCCGATGTGCGGCCGGCCTGGCACCCGCCCTTGCTGTTGCCGGCAGCGAATGGCAAGGCAACGGCTGTGGCACCGGCCAAGCCCTCGACACCGGCCAAGCCCATGGCCACGCCGCGTAGCGCTGGCGAAAAAACCAGAATCGTCATGGCCGGGCTGGGTGGGCTTACCGCAGGTGGGATCGCGGCGTACAAGGCCAGTCGGCGCCTGAGCCCTGAACAGCGGCAGCGGGCGGTCAAGGCGGTCAGCGTCAAGGCCGAGATGGGCGCGGCCACGGCGGCGCTCAAAAGTGCCGAGGCCTTGGTGACTGGCGAGGATGGTCGAGCAAAGGCCAAAGGCGTTGGTGCCGCCGTCGGTGAACTGGCCGGCAACCTGCTCGGCGCGGCCCTTGGCGCGGCGAAGGGAGGGGCTCGCGGTGGCCAGCGCGGGGAAGACTACGCCAGCCTGTTTGGCGGCTATCTGGGTGAGAAGCTCGGGGGGCGCGCTGGCGAGGGGCTGTACGACTTCTTCACCGATAGCAGCGACGACAAGGACAGGATGCCCGAGGCGTCGCCGGCGAGTGCCCAGGCTGGAGCGGCCGCGCCTGCATCGTCGCTCCAGTTGGCAGGCCCCCAGGTCGACCTGTTCGAGGCACAGGTCGACAGTGGGGCGCTACCGGCCCTTGGCAGTGCCTTGGGCGAACTCGAGCTCGGTGCCACGCGTGTGGGGCAACATCTGCTGGCGCTGGGCGCGCCGGCCCCAGCCGCCACAGCGCCAGCGCAGACGCCGGCCAGCGTGGTGTTGCAGGCCTTGGCGGATAAACCCAAGTCTGCCCCGCCTTCCGCGCCAGGCATCGCCCCCGTGGCGAGTGCCGATGCGCCCAAGGGGGTATTCGCCAAGATCGGCGGCGCGGTCAAGTCCCTCGGTAAACCAGCTGTGCTGGGAGCCGTGGGCAAAGGCCTGGAGACCTTCACCAGCGACAAGTCCGACAGCGACAAGGCCGAGGGCTACGGCAGCGCCGTGGGTGGCCTGGTCGGTACGCTGGTTGGCGGTGCGCTGGGCTCGGTGGTACCAGGCCTGGGCACGGTGGTTGGCTCCACGGTCGGTGGCATGCTGGGCGAGGCGGTGGGTGGCTGGGTCGGCAAGACCTGGTTCGGCGGTGACCAGCAGGCTGCCCCGACGGCCAGCAGCGAAGCGGTATCCGCCCAAACGCCCGCCTCCGAGGGCAACGCAGCGGCCACCAAGCCTGCGAGCGCCAGCAAGCTTGATAGCGCGAGCGGGCCCGCCAAGCAGGGCGCGCAACCTTCGCCAGCTGCGCAAGCCCCAGCCGCTGCGACACCTGCGGTGGAACCCAGGGGCGTTGGCGCGGCGATGAAGGTACTGGCCAAGCCAGCGCTCCTGAAAGCGACCCAGCAAGGGTTGACCACCTTCACCAGCGACAAGCCCGCAGGCGAAAAGGCCGAAGGCTACGGCAGTGCCGTCGGTGGGCTGGTCGGCACACTGGTTGGCGGGGCGATTGGTTCGGTGGTGCCGGTGCTCGGCACCACCTTCGGCGCCGCGCTTGGCGGGATGGTCGGCGACCAGCTCGGCGGTTGGCTCGGCAAAACCTGGTTTGCCGGCAAGGAGCAGCCCAGCCAAGTGGGCACGGCAGCCAAGGCCGGTGCGGCCACGCCTGCGCAGGCACAGGCCGAGCCCGGCGATGTGCTGCGCTCGATCAGCAGCCCGGCGCCAGCCGCGCCTGCCGGCACATCGACCCCACCGGCCACGCCACCTGCACCGGTCTACAACCAGCAATTCACCTTCACCTCGAACATGCCCGTCACCGTCAGCAACAGCCTCGACGACCCAGGCACGCTCGCGCAACTGGAGGCCATCGCCCGGCGCCAGTTGGAGGAGTTGATGCGCCAGGCCCGTTCGGTGCAGTTGGCCGACACCCCACATATTGCACTTTAAGGAGCAAGCATGACCTATCTGGAGCAGCTGCAAGCCACGCTGCACGCCCTGGTCAAGGCGGGCGAAGCAGGGCGTCGGCGTGCCGACGCCATGCTCGAGCCGATGAACGAGGCGATCGGCCACGTGCAGGGCGCGGTAGCCGAGCTGGAGGGCCTGCCCGTGGTCGGCCCAATCATTGGCGCCAAACTGCAACGCACGATGCGGGCGATCACCACGGCCCAGGCGCGGGTTGCCAAGGTAGTCGCCAAGTACGACCAGGCGCTCGGCGTGGCGCGCCAGGTGCGTGAGCGCATCGACGCTTTTGCCGGGCACGTGGTCAAGGCCAGCGCGGCGATCCGCCGGGTGGCGGGGGAGGTGCGCTCGACCGTCAATGGCGTACTGTCGACCCTGGGCTTCGCACCCGAGGCGACCCCCGCGCCCGAAGCGGTCAAGCCGTTTCCCCACCTACTGGTGTTGCAACCGCTCAAGGCCGGTACTTCGCCTTACTACTTCAACCTCGACACCGCCGCCTTCGACCAGTTACGTCGGCAGACGCGTTTTCGTTGGGCCGGGCAGGAACGCCTGAGCCGTGAGAGCGCCCAGCAGGCGGTCAGCCTGGGCGAGGAAAGCATCACCCTGCGGGGTGCGATCTTCCCCGGTTTCAAGGGCGGGATCGGTCAGTTGCAGACCCTGCGCAGCATCGGCCGGCAGTTGTTGCCGTTGTCCTTGACCACCGGTTACGGCGAGGTGCTTGGCACCTGGTGCCTGACCAGCATCGAGGAAGAGCAAAGCATGCTGCTGGCCGGCGGCATCCCTCGCAAACAAGGTTTCTCACTGGAGTTCGTCAGCTATGGCCAGGATTTGCACAACGTCTGAGGGCGATCTGCTCGACACCCTCTGCCAGCACTACTACGGGCATCTCGTTGGCACGCTCGAAGCAGTGCTGGATGCCAACCAGGGTCTGGCGGACGAGGCCCAGCCGTTTCGCGCCGGAGTGAGGATCCTGCTGCCGGAGCTGCCCGTGGCGGCGAGCAGCAGCCTGCAGTTGTGGGATTGATGACGCCCTCCCTTCACATCAACACCTGAGGCCTGACCATGCAGCCCCAATTTCGCATCACCGCGGACGGCCACGACATCACCACGTTGATCAACGACCGTCTGTTGCTGCTGCGCACCACCGACAAGCCCGGCCTGGAGTCGGACGAATTCGAACTACGCCTCGATGCCCGCGACGGTGCCTTGGCGCTGCCCGCCCGCGGCGCATCGCTCGAGGTGCACCTGGGATATGCGGGCCAACCCTTGAGCCGTCTAGGCCGCTATACGGTGGACGAGGTGGAGCTTTCCGGCCCGCCAGACACCTTGCTGATCCGCGGCAAGGCCAGCGACCTGCGCGGCACTGGCAAGACCATCCGTAGCGGTAGCTGGGAGCAGGCGACGTTACAACGCATCGTCACCGAGATCGCCGCCCGCAACGGCTGGCAGGCGGTGTGCCCGGTGACCGTGCAGATCCCGCGGGTCGACCAGTACAGCGAATCGGACTTCAACTTCGTCACCCGCCTGGCGCGCCTGCACGATTGCACCGCCAAGCTTGCCAACGGCCAATTGCTGGTGCTGCCGCGCCAGGGTGGACAGAGCGCCAGTGGCAAGCCCCTTGGCGTGGTGACCATTGCTCGTAGCGACGTTAGCCAGTGGCAGTTCCGCCTGGCCGACAAGAGCACCCACAAGGCGGTCAGGACTCGCCACCAAGACAGCGCCAGCGGGCGCCTGCAAACGCTGGAACTGGAAAACGGCGAGGCCCCGGACGGCCTGCAGCCGGTGTACACCGACCGCCACCTGTACCCCAATCGAGCCGCCGCCGAGCAGGCCGCCAAAGCGCGCCTGGCCAGCTTCAACCGCGATACCGCCAGCGTGCGCCTGGACCTGCCCGGGCGTACCGACCTGTTCGCCGAGCGCAGCATCGAGGCGAGTGGCTTTCTTCCAGGGCTCGATGGCACCTACCTGGTCGAGTCGGTGGAGCAGGTGTTCACCAGCAGTGGCTGGCGCACCACCTTGCAGTGCAACGGTGGTCGCCAGGGCAAGGCCAGGGCCAAGGGTTGCGCTGCGCGCCGTACCGGGCTGTGCAAGGCCTGAGGCTGTCCGGGAGAACGTTTCCCGGTGCCTGTCGGTGAAGGCCGTTTCTATAGTCGTTGCTCAATCGACGCGCCTGACTATGGAGGGCAGCAAGGATGTCTGCAGTACTCGCTTACCGTGATATTTGCGTGATCGACAATGCGGCCCAGGGGACGCATGGAACTGCTTGCGCGAAGCCCTTGCTGATCACTGCAATTTCCTACCCCCAGGTGGATATTGGCCCGAGTGAGTGGGTGAACCCACGACAGACATATTTTGGCAGGGATCGTTATCACTGATGGCGATTACCCCTTGTCTTGTCTGAAGAGGAGAAACGACCTGTGACGCTCAACATCTCATGTCGCGATGAGCGACCTGCAAGTACACCCAGGCGGCGCCGGCTGGAGCTGTTGGTGTTTACCTTCTCTGGTCTGGCCGTGGCGTTGTTGTATTCCAACGATCGCATGGTCTACGTGCCTACCGATGTCGAACATTTGCGCGAAATCGAGGGTTGGGTCAGTGGTTACTCGGACACCTGGAAAGTAGGTGGAAGGTCAGTCGTGCTGTTCGCAGTGTCCTACCGCTTGCAAGACGGCGTTCACCATCAGGGCGTTTTCAGCTATCGCGAGGGGTATGAGGCCGCAGGCTTGCGCGTCGCCAAGAAGGTCTTGCTGACAGTCGAAGCAGGGGCTGAGCACAGCATCGTGCGCGAGGTGGCCACGGTGGATGGAGAAGTCCTTTTCGACGACCGGCTCTATTGGAAGGTCGTCAACTGGCACAACCGGCACGCGGATTTCATGATCGGGTTCGGCGCCTTTCTAGGCCTGGTGGGCGCGTGTCTGATGCTGTGGTCCGCCTGGGGCGATCGTCATGTGCTGTTCCAGCGCTGAATCGCGTTCATTTATCCGCATGCCGGGCGTTCCTGGCCGCTTTACCACCAGGACTACCCCCATGTTCATCGACTTCCGCTGTGGCCAATGCCACAAGCTTCTGGCCCGTATCACCCCGGTTTCCGAGCTCCAGATCAAGTGCGGTCGTTGCCGCACCTTGAACCATGTGAAAGCCACGCGCTTCGAGCCATCGCCTGTGAGCGAACCACCGGCGGCCTGCGCCGCCCTTCGATCAGACAGCCATGGAGAATGTATCGATGCCGCTCACTGAACAGCAGCTTCGCCAGATCTACCCACTCGCCGGCCAGCGCGCCGCGACTTTTCTGCCAGCCCTCAACACGGCAATGGCCAACTGGGAAATCGACCATCCCAAACGCATCGCCGCCTTCCTCGCCCAGGTCGGCCATGAGTCCGGTCAGCTGCGCTACGTCAAGGAACTGGGCAGCGACCAGTACCTGGCGCGCTACGACACCGGCAGCCTGGCCCTGCGCCTGGGCAACACGGCGCAGGCCGATGGTGACGGTCAGCTGTATTGTGGCCGTGGCCTGATCCAGGTGACCGGGCGCAATAACTACCAGGCCTGCAGCCGCGCGCTGTTCGGTGACGAGCGCCTGCTGGCGCAGCCGCAGATGCTCGAGCAACCCCGCTGGGCCTGCGAGTCGGCGGCCTGGTTCTGGCACTCGCGCGGGCTCAATGCCTTGGCCGACCAGGGGGAGTTCAACCGCATCACCCGTCATATCAACGGCGGTCTCAACGGCCTGAGCGAACGCACGGCACTGTGGGCTCGGGCCCGCGAGGTGCTGTGTTGAGCCGCTGGCGGGCGGTGCTGTGCTTGCTGCTGATGGCAATGAGCGCCGCTGCGGCCTGGCAGGCCCAGGGCTGGCGCCATGGGCGCCAGCTGGCGGTGCAGGAGCAGGCGCTGGTGCAGCAGCGGTTGGACCAGGCCAAGGCCTTGTACGAGCTGCTGCTGGTCGAACGCGAGCAACGCCAGGGCCTCGAACAACGCCTGCGCGACAGTGAATCGAAACATCATCAGGAGCTCTCCAATGCCCAACACGCTCAAGCACGCCTGCGTGATCGCCTTGCTACTGCCGATCTGCGCCTGTCGGTCCTGGTCGAGCGCGACGCCAGTTGCGCCGCAGTGCCTGCCGCCGCCGGCACCGGCGGCGTGGATCATGGCGCCGTACGCGCCCGACTTGACCCGGCGCATGCTCGACGAATTATCAGCATCACCGACGACGGCGACCGCGGATTGATCGCCTTGCGGGCCTGTCAGGACTACGTGCGAAGCCTGGCCCATTGAACCCTTGCCAGCGCACCGGGGAATGGTAGGGTAGGGCGCTGTCTTGTCAGGAGCTCGCC